GCTGGCCGGGAGGTGATCTCGCCCGACGCTCCCCTCGACGCCCGCTATGCCTTGGAAGAGTACCAGCAGTACCGCGCTGACTTTGCCAAGAAATTCTTGTCGGACCCCGAAGCCGCTCTCGGCCCCATGGTCCAAGACTTGGCATCCAAGCAGGCTCAGCAGATTGTCGAAGAGACCCTGAAAAACAGGGATAACGAGCAGTACGTCAGCTCTTTGGAGAAAGAGAATGCCGACTGGCTTTTCGATTCTGAAACAGGGCAGGTCACGCCAGAGGGTTTCCTCGTACATAAATATATCGAAGAAGCAAGAGACCTAGGTATTCAGGACCCAAAGAAGCGTTGGGATCACGCCGTCAAGGCTGTCGAACGCGAACTTTTGGTCCAGTACTTCGATCAACAGCAACGACAACCCCAGCAAGCTCAGTACCAGCAGCCGCCTCAGGGATACCAGCAGCAACCGGCCGAACAGCCGCAGCAGCCGGAACCACCTCAAGCCCAGCCGCAAGCTGACCTTGCAAGACAAAACATGGAGTACCTGCGACGAGAGGCCGCCAGAAACCCGAGCCGCTCAGCAGGTACTACAACGAACGACCCTAGGGCCCCGAAACAAAAACTCTCCTTTGAGCAGATGCTTCTTGCAGAGGCAGGCGACAAAGGGCTGATCTGAAAGGTAAGAGACAATGCCAAGCTCGACTGATTGGGCTCGTTCCATTGGGACAACCATTATCAACTACCTCAGGGAAGAGGAGTTGAACACCTTCCGCAAGTTCAAGGTGTTCGCAGCCCTTGAGGGCAGTGGCAATGTCGTGATGAATCAGGGAGGCCGCGGTCTGAATTGGCAGATCAGGTACCGCAACCAGCCCGTTTCTGGAAACAATGGAGAGACTCCTCGGGTCTTCGCAAGGCAGAACCTGTGGGTCGATGCCGAGCTTCCGTACCGTGGCTATCAGGTTACGGACAGCATCTACAAGAAGGAGATGCTTGAGAACCGTGGACAGCAGGCGTTGATCAATGTCGCTGGCAAGATGGCGTCCCGGCTCCAAGAGTCGATGGAGCAGCACCTGAGCAAGGAAATTTACATCGACGGCAACTTGGCCGGGAACGAGCTTCGGTTCCATGGGCTTGAGTCGTTCCTTGCCGTTGACGGCACTGTGAACATCACCGATGGCACTCGTCGGGCTCCCGGTGTTGCCGGTGCCGCTGACCCCTTCGGCTGGCCCGCTGACGTTTACGCTGGTGTCAACACGGGCCTCGGTGCAGTGGCTGGCTCCCAGCTTCAGGGTGTGTGGCCGAATGGCGTGGCCGATCCTGAATATGACTTCTACAGCCCTGTGGTGGTGAACTACACCTCGACCTACTTCAAGGGTGGGACGAGCAACACTTGGGCTGACAACTGCATTGTTGCCACCCGTGAGGGCTTGCAGCAGGCCAAGCGGAACGACACCAAGGAGTCGGAGATCGACATGGTGTTGCTCGACCGCAAGCTCTACATCGACTACATGAACAAGCTGGACTCCAAGGAGCGAATCCTTGCCCAGCCGAATCAGGGGCTTCGCGCCTACGGATTCAAGGATGTATTCCAGCAGGACGGGGTGGATATCTCGACGGAGTACGCGGTTCCCGCTGGCTGTGGATACGGCCTTTCCATCGCCAACATGGAACTCCGTTGCATGGAGGGAACCCTGATGACTGCCGAGGGTCCGTTCTATAACGAAGAGCTGCAGTCTTATCGTTATGTCGTGTCCGTCTTGGCAAACCTTAAGTTCAAGTCCCCGAGAAACTTCTTCAAGCTTCAGGCCATCGCCTAAGTCCAACCCCCAAGCAAGGAATAAAGACAGATGAGTACTCTCACTGCTGATCCCCAGTTCGGCCGAGGCCACACGCTTGGTGGTGGAAAGGCTGTAACCTTTCAGGAATACCCGTTCAAGAACGTGGTTGGTGTCGAGAAGGTTTTCACGGACGTTGAGCCCCGCAACGGCCTGAACCTTACCAATCGCAGCGTTCGGTGTATTGCCCTCCGTAACCGGACGAGTGCCACCCTGCTCCCGGGCCAGCTTGTTGCCTTCTCCGTGGAAGAGGCGATTGGTCTTGCCACTGCCACTGACCTTCAGGTTGGTGTCGTGGACGAGTACCTGCCGACCTCGGGCTGCAAGGTTGACGATGTGTGCTGGGTTGTGGTGAACGGCCCGACCGCCATCACGACCGCCGCCACCCCGGCCCGTGGTGACAAGCTTGGTGTCGGTGCCGGTGGAAACGCCGTGGCCGGTTCCGGCCTCGGTGTCGCCATCGCTCCGGTTGCCAACGGCAGGGTTCGGGCCTTGGTGGGTACGAGCTACTTCAGTGCCGTTGCCCCGGTTGCTGGTGCTGGCACGGTCTGGCCCGCCCCTCGGTTCCTCCCCGGTGAAGAGCCGGTCGATGACGATGCCGACACCGACGCCGACGATGACACCAATCCCTGATTGAAAGATCGTTCATGTCATCCTTTTTGACGCAGCAGAACCTCATCCTTTGTGTTGGGGTTTTGCTGTTACTGGCCCCGGTCATCAAGACCCTGATTGTCAGCTACCTCAGGCCCGGGGCTCCGGGCGTGGGTGACTTCCAGAAAAGAGTTGTCTGGGACCTCCTGACCTTGAACGACAAGCTTCAGGCCAAGGGTCACGACAAAGCTTCTGAAATCTGCAAGGACCTGATCATCAACTTGGTGACCGGCCAGAACGAAGACCCCAAGGCTTCCATCTCACAGAAGGTCGTTCAAGCAGCGAAACGAGCATGAGATGTCGAGATGGTCTGCCGGAATCGTCCTTGTGGTTTATGCCCTCACGATGACCGTGGCGGTAGTGACCCCGATCATCGAACAGAGCCAGACTTGCTGCCCAGTACCCAAAAAACCCACCAAGCCCCCGAGCTTGGGCAACCCATACGAGATGGAGGTGATCAATCTAGTCAACGCCGAACGCACCCAAAGGGGTCTTCGGCCGTTGAAACCTGATCCGACCTTGATGGCAGCGGCCAAGCATTGGAGTCGCCATCAGGCATATCGAAACAGGATGTATCACAGCAGGATGGGCTACGGTGAAAACGTGGCCTACAACCAGAAGACCCCTTACGAAGTCCAGCGAGACTGGATGAATTCCCGAGGCCACAGAGCCAACATTCTCAGCCAGCGTTATTCCCAGATTGGTGTTGGCGTGGCCTACAGCAATCGTGGACAGCCCTACTGGACCCAGACCTTTCGATAGTCCCTAGCCCCAAGAGGTAGCCATGAAGAACAAGTACGTCATCCTTTCGGTCTCGTTTGTCCTCGGTCTCGCCTTTGCCGGTGCCGTCGAGGCTGGCAACTGCCACGGCACCAAGAAGGCCACCCCGGCTGCGGTGACCGTCGAGCAGGACGTTATTGTTGCTCCCGGCGTCGAGGTCCGCGAGTCAGTCACGGTCGATGTCCCCGGTGATGTTGTGGTCAGCGAGAGCGTTACGGTCGGCGGCCCCGTTGCCCCGCCTCTCGGTGTCCATGCCACCCGGAAGGACGCCCGCCGGGAAAAGAAGGCCACGATTGCTGCGGCCAAGTCGGAGCGGAAGGCAGGTCGATACGCGAAGAAGACCTACGAAGCTGACCACGAAGCGTCCGTTCAGGATGCCGTGAAGAAGGCTTACGACTCCAACTGATTTGGCCCGCACCACCCCGGGGAGCTTCAGCAGCCGGTACTGAGGCTCCCCGGGAGACCGGCACACACAAGGGGGAAAGGACGCCCCTTTCTTTTTTTATAATGAGCGACACCATCCGCCAGCTTCTGATGGAGAGGCAGGGCCGCCGCCCGATTGATCTTGATACGGCGGCCAGCCTCGGCATGGATCGGGCCAAGGGCTTGGACCGTTTTGAAGAACAGGTCAGCCCCATCCCCGGACCCGAAGGCGGTCTGTCGAGCCTGTACGAGGCCCTCATCGGGAACTCCATGGCCCGCCAGATTCTGGAGCAGTACATGAACGGGGCAGAGCGAAACATCCAGCAGTCGCTCAATCAGGGCGACCCAAGCCAGCTTATGCGTCCCATGATCTCTTCTGTCATGCAGCTTGACAGGTGAACCATGTCAGAACTCACTCCCCCGCAGATGACCCAGCGGCAGTGTACCGAGTGTGGCAAGGTCAAGAAGCTAGACCCCAAGAACTACGCAAGGCTCCCGGGAACCCAAGACGCCTACAAGCTGATCTGCAGAAAGTGTCAAAAGGAGCAGGCCCGGAAGGCAAAGCTTTCTAAAATCGAGAACGCTGCCGTTGATGCGTTTGTCCAGCAGACGATCAAGGGTGGTGCCAACATCCCCCATACGGCTGAGCTTCTCGAAAGCCTGATGCACTACTTCGGGGGCGTGAACGGGTTTGCCAGCATTGCCATGAAGCAGTACTGGGACTCGACTCCGGGCAGCAGGACCAGAAGCTCCATCTTGGAAATGATCGTCCGTCTGGCCGCCAAGAACACCGAGCAGGGCGGGGCCAAGAAGCCCATTCAGCTTTACTCCGAGGAGGAACTGGAGTCGGAGATCGACGCCCGCCTCAAGCAGGCTGTCATCACTTATTCAGGAGGGTACATCAATGTCCAAGCGGAAGAAGAAGTCCCAGCAGCCGCCCTCCCCTCTCCCGACAGTCCACAGCATTTCGAGCTTCCAGCGGGAGGAATTGAGGAGCTTGCAAGGCGAGCTTATCGACAGGCGGATGGAGTCCTTGCGGCTCTACAGGCCGACTCCAAAGCAGTGGGAGTTCCACCAGTGCCTGTCCAGTGAGACCCTCGTAATCGGTGGCAATCGCTCAGGGAAAAGCCTTTGCAGCTTTATAGAAGACGCATGGGCCGTCACTGGAACCCACCCCGTCGAAGGCAAGTACAGAAAAGAAGGCGGGAATCTCGTTGTCATCGGGGCCAACTGGAAGCACATCGGATTGGTGGTAGTGCCCTACCTGTTCAAATCCGGGGCTTTCAAGATCATCAAGGACCAGAAGACCGGCCAGTGGCGGTCCTTCGATCCAGTGGCTGACGCTGACCGGGCCAAAGAAGCCAAGCCCGCCCCGCCGCTGATCCCGCCCCGAATGGTGAAAAGCTATTCGTGGCTCCTGAAGTCCGCTGGATACCTCAACTCCTGCGAGCTTCACAATGGCTGGACAATCTATTGCTTTAGCTCAGAGGGAGATCCCCCTCAAGGGTTCCAAGCCGACAGGGTGCATATTGATGAGGATCTCAATAATGAGCAGTGGGTCCCTGAAATGCAGGCAAGGCTCGCAGACCGCAAGGGAAGGTTTTGCTGGAGTGCTATGCCCCATTCCAAGAATGAAGCCCTGATAGGTCTGAATGAACGGGCAGAGCGAGCAGAAGAGACCGGCAACATCGACATCAAGCGGTTTGTGCTGAGATTTTTAGACAACCCCCATATCGACACCGAAGAAAAGCGGAAGGCCATAGAAAGATGGTCGGCCATCGGGGATGACGTTCTTCGCCAAAGATCAGAGGGCGAGTTCACGACCGACAGCATTCTGGTTTATCCGAACTTCAACCTTTCGGTCCATGGGTACGAACGGGACCTTTTGCCCAACGGGACAGTCCCAGAAGACTGGTGTCGGTACGCCGTGATCGACCCCGGCCATGCTGTGACGGCCGTCCTGTTTGCGGCTGTTCCACCCAAGGAAGAGTTCGTCCTGTTGTATGACGAGCTTTACATAAGGAACTGCAACGCCCTCATATTTGCGGATGAGTTTCGTAAGAAGGTGGAAAAGCAGATTTTCCATGCCTTCCTCATTGACGCTCACGGGGCCCGGCTGACGGACATTGGTTCAGGGAAAAGCCCTCAGGACCAGTACACAGAGCAGCTCTCAGCTCTCAACGTCCGGTCTACAGCCACGGGGTCCAGCTTTATTCCGGGCTCCGACGATGTTCAGGCTGGGCTCCATGCAGTCAGAAATATGCTGCACATCCGTCCTGACGGCTCCACCAAGCTTCGGTTCCTGCGAAGTGCCATCCCCAACATGGAGCGGGAAATCAAGCGGTACAAGAAGAAGGTGGCCTACATCGCCGGGACCACGGTGGTGACCGACGAGCCCAACCGCCGGGGAGAGTTTCATCTGGTGGACTGTCTTCGGTACCTGTGTGCCTACCAGCCCGAGTACCACAGGCCCGAGAAGAAGGTCGAGGAACCTTGGTGGGTTGAGTGGCACCAGAAGAGAGAGCGGCAAAAGAACAGAGGGGGTGCCGTGTATCTGGCCCCGGCTTCATACACAGAGACATGGATCGCCTGACGAATGACCGTTGATGGGCAAAAAACGGCCAATACAGTTGGGTAGTTCTGGCAAGACGCAATCTACAAGGAGGAGATCATGGAAAACTTTCACATGCCCGAGTTGGCGGTTGGTGACATGGTGATCTGGTACTCGAACCCGATGTCGCCTCAGGACGGGGCTATGGGGTGGATTTCGAGCAAGCCGGGCACCCAGACCGTCAAAGTTTTGATCTGGGCCGAAGAAGCTGGTTTTGTCGAGAAGCCCTCTGTTCGCCACCGGGATGACCCGTTCTGGAAGACCAACGAGACAGCTTCGGCATGGGGTAAGTGGGGGTGCTTCGACCTTCACCCCAACACCAAGGCTCTGAAGGAAATGCAGACGCTGCTCACCAAGTCCAAGATCGAAGCCGCAAAGAAAAAGGCAGAGGCTGCGTAGCCTGAAAAACCATGGACGATCAGCAGCTTTCCACGGATGCTTCTCTGGACTCCCCGAACGGGGGCGGCCTGCCGCCTCTCCCCGAGGACCAGATGTCCGGGCAGAAGATGGAGGAAGCCCTTCGGGCCATCGCCACTTCATGGCTTGAGAAGATCAAGCAGTCCGACAAGCACAAGAGACCGTTCAACGAAGACGCCAAAGAGGCCATGAACTTCTTTGACGGCAACGGTGACTGGTTTTGGAAAGACCGAGACAAGGGAGTGACGTTCTCCAAGATCGCACCCCCCAGCTTTCGGATGTGCATAAACAAGGCTTTCGAGGCCGTGAAGCTGTTTGGGAGTGTGATTTATGCCCGCAACCCCGTGCGGACTGTCACTCCGAGGAACTTCCCGGTGGTGTCCCCCGTGGCCCTTGGCATCGACCCAAGCCAGCCGCCCCAGATGGACCCCATGACCGGGATGCCGATGCCCAATCCGGCGGTGGACACGTTTGTCCAAGTCTCCAACCAGATCGGCATGGAGGAAGATCGGCGGAAGACCATCAGCGGGCTGGTAGAGGCGTACCTGAACTACACGCCAGTCGAACTCAACCTCAAAGAGCATTCCCGCCGGGTGGTGGACGAGGCTGTGATCAAGGGCCTTGGTGTGTGGTGGACCGAGCTTGTCGAGCTTCCCGGAGTGGACAACAACACTTACGGGATCGTGGGTTCGTTTGCTGATTCCTGCGACAACATTCAATGGGACCCAGACGCAGACGAGCAGGAAGACATCCTTTGGTGTGCCCGCAGGTGCGTTCACCCTGTTGACCAAGTAGCCCGCAAGTACGGCCTGAACAGAGAAGACCTGAAGGGCCACCTTGAGTCCTACCTCGCCCGCTCCCAAGAGCAGGACCGGGACTACAAGAACAAGAAGCGTAACGGAAAGACCAACGACCTCATTGTTTATTGGAAGATTTGGTCCAAGACCGGATTT